GTGCAGGTTTCTTTGTAGGAGCTTTCTTTGCAGGTAATTTAGCTTTTGCATTCTGTTCTTCAATAGCTTTCATCACTTTGTTTGTTTGCTCTTTATACCATTCATTACGTTTGTCAGATCTTTCTAACCATTCTTGAGCATCTAGAACAATAGGCTTACCATCTAGTAGTCTAGCAATCTCTTCATCTGTAAGAAATCCAGCGTATGTGTTACGAATGAAACGCTCATGAGCTTTAATGCTGAATTCAGAGTATTGTTTGTATTCAGAGAAATCACTGCCAAAGCCCATACTACCAGCATGAATTAAACTACTGAAGTCATCAGCTAATTCAAAGCTGTGAGCTTTCAACAACACAGCACTACCGAAGGAGTGTACACCACCTGTAGCAACAACATGAATGTGCCCTTTGCAGTTTTCCATAGCATGTAATAGACAACTGCCAGCATCAATGCTTCCACCGTTTGTAGACAAATGAAGCTCGAATGTATCTTCTGCCTCCATGTCATCCATAGCCTGTACAATAGAGCTAAATTGTTTGGCACTAAATACATCCTCTTTTAGTTCTGCTACAAATGTGCCGTGTTTTACAGGTCTAAAGCGTACAGGAATTTCTACAGAGAACATGTCGTTACTTGAGAAGTAGTTCATTGTTCTTTCATTAATTCTTTCTGTCATGCCATTCTCCTTCTTAATAGTTTGCTTTATCAAAAGCAATAATGAGGTCTTTACACGATTTACTTCTGACAATGTGTTCATGACTGTCGAAGTCAATACGTCCGATTGTGTTGAGAAGATGAGGATTTTCACTAATAATAGAGGAGAAGATTCTTAAACCACTGTTACCTTGTAGAGCACTTTGACGTACATCACCACATAATATCATCTTACACCCACCTGCACGAGTGACAATACTCTTGATTTCCTGAATTGTGCAATCCTGTACTTCATCAGCAATCACCCATGTGTTCTTACCATAGCTCATGCCTTTGATGGTTTCCAAGGGTTGTAATTGAATGTTTCCAGCTTCAATAGCTTCATCTACCACGTCTCTACCCATACGTTGATAGAGTACAGAAATCATAGGCATCACCCAATTCAATACTTTTTGATTCTTGTCACCACCATAGTATCCCAAACTCTTAGAGTCTGACACAGAAGGGCGTGTTAGTACAATTTTGTTACATTGTCCAAGTCTCCAAGCATCTGCAGCTAAACATGTGGCAATGAATGTCTTTGATGTTCCAGCATATCCTGTTGCAATAATAATATCTTTTTCTTTAATTGCCCTGAAGTATTCGGCTTGTCTTTCATTGAGAGGAACAATTGGTTTTGATTCAATTTCTTGTTTTCTCTTTTCCAAAAACTTCTCTTTGATGACAGGCGCTTCATCTTTTGGTTTACCAGTACGTCTACGAGTCATATAATTCTCCTCTGATTATATTAAATATTGCACAATCCACATTTTTGTGTTTGTTCATTTCCATTAAAAGGTTTGCAACAAACTGAACAATTTATCACTCTGTCGCTATCCTCATAATCTCTTGGATTGAGCTTTAAGGGCTTCTTTCCAAATATCTTATCAAGATTTTCAGCATAAACATCCTGATTATTTGCTCTACTCTTGATTAAATCCCCTGTTACAGGGTTTGTTGCAGTAAAACGTTTTGGTGTAGTGTTTTCAATAGCCATACAACAATTCCTTACTTCTTGTCTTGAGATGGTCTTCCAGCTTTACGCTTTTCCTGTTCTTCTGTTTGTTTTGTTTCATTTTTTATAAATCCGCATTTCCATTGCCAACCAAATTGGACAGGTGGGTTTAACATGTCTAGCTTCCAACCAGATAGAGCATGTTCTTCAATGGAAAGAGCTAGTGCAATAACTGACGGAAATAATAACTCTTTTCGTTCCATGTAATCTCCTATTAAGGGGTTAAAATTGTATAATAGCATATATTACTGAAAAAAGCAATGTCTAACAGGAAACATTATATAAAATAAATTATTTTCATAAAGGAGCTTGACAAATTGAGAAGTTTGTGATACAATTTGTTCGTTATGTATAAAAAGGAGATGAAATGGCATCTGATTTAGTTAAAACAAAGAATGCTAAGACATTTTTGAAGAAGAAGCCTGATTACATCGCTCTTATTAAACGTCATGAGCCTAGTATTGGTATTCAGTTAACTAAGTTAATAGAGATGTCTAATGATGAGAGGATTGATCCAAAGGTGAGGTTGGATTGTCTGGAACTCTGGTGGAAGATGTTTAATGAAATGAAGAAACAGAGTAATCAGGACTATGTAGATAGGCTTGAAAAAGAATTAAAATATATGGAAGACTTGAAAAAGCTATTAACCACTTCTAATGATGTGGTTGAAGAGTATGATGAGGACGAAGAAGGCACTCCTTTCTTAGATTTTTCAGAAGTCAAGCCAATAGAATAACATTCGGGTAGCTCAGCCTGGTAGAGCAGCGGTCTCCAAAATCGTATGTCGGTGGTTCAAATCCACCCCCGTTTGCCAAAAATGTACTCGCTAGAAAAATAGGAAAGTATGTTTAATCGGGCTAGACTAGCTTGCTCCTCCCGAAGAACTGGTTAACACCAGTCTTTATATAGTGTACAGAACTCGGCGGTTGCAGCCACTAGAGTATGGTATCCTCCATTCAAAAGGGGCATGCAGGTAGTTGTGGGAATCTACCTTAATCAAAACCCACATTTCCTATAAGAATATTTAAAGCTGCACTTTCTCTTAGAGTTGGTTTCTCCTCTCTCTCCTTCCCTTCTCTTTTAGAGAGTGCGCCTTTAAGTGTTTTGTGTTTATTCTCCTGTAGTTAAATTGGTATAACGGTATCCTCTGTTCATGGTTCGAGTCCGTGTGGGAGAACCAATTATTCTCTATTTGCGAATAGCAAATATTTTTGTAAAGTTGTGGTGAGGGACTGGAGTATGTCAGTCCGGTATATGTGCGTGGATACTATAGCTTAGGCTTAAAACGTCTATGGTAGTATTAGTGGTGGCAACATGTACAACTAGAGCTTGTGAGGGAAATTCCTTCACAGGCTTTTAGTGCTTGTAGAAAGGAAAATATGACAAGTAAAAGTAAAAAAATAGATCCTAATAAACCTCAATTTGTACCAAGGTCTGAAAAACAAAGATTAATTTTGACAGACTTGACTACAGATGTATTACTTTGTGGTGGTAAATAATACTGCCTCCACGTTAAAAACAATTCTCTAATTCGGTGAAACTCTCAATTAAGAGACAATACCGAGCGAAGCCTTAAAAAAAAGGAACGTGTGACGGTCAGCCGAAAGGCGTAGGGTAGAAGTCTACTCGAAACGGGAATCAGGCGAAAGCTGGAAGATATGACCTCATCTATTTAGTGATAAATAGCTGCGTTAGCGGAACAGTATTAACGACACTGTTTGAAGACATGGGTGCTGGAGGTAGTAAGAGTTATTCGTGTTTGATGAAAGCTCTGCATTACATTAAAGATCCTGCTGCAAGGGTGTTGATTGTTCGTCAAACATACCCTATGCTGAAGATATCTGGTGGTTTGTGGGATGAAAGCTTTGGTATGTACCCTTTGTTTGGTGGAGTGCCAAAAGTACAGAAGATGACATGGGTGTTTCCTAATGGTGCAACTGTGCAGTTTGCAGCTTTACCGGATAATATTAAAGATTGGCAAGGTTTACAGGCTTCTCATATCCTTGTGGATGAAGCTGCTGAATTCAGAGAATCAGAAATTATATTTTTGTTATCACGCCTTCGTTCAGCAAAATATCAAGGTCATTTGAATTTGACAATGACATGCAATCCAGACAATTCCTCGTTTTTGTTTAAATGGGTGGAATATTGTTTGGATGAAGATGGTATTCCTAAAGAAGGTACTGAAAATATTACTCGCTATTTTATTGCTGAAAATAATGCAATTAGATGGGGAGACAGTGTTGAAGAACTCTATGAAAAATATGGTAGTGGTAAAACTCTTGGAGTTGATTTTATTCCTAAATCCTTCAGATTTATCCCTCTAACAGTATATGACAACCCTGTTCTATTAAAGAATAATCCAGCATATCTTGCAAACTTGCTTGCTCAGTCTCGTGTGGATCAACTACGATATTTATACGGTAGTTGGACAGCTAGAGATGTTGGGAGTATGTATTTTAGTAGAGATTGGTGTGAGATTGTAGACTATCCTCCTACTAATGTAACTAAACGTGTTCGCTCTTATGACTTAGCTGGCACTGAGAAGTCTCCAATGTCCAAGGATAACCCTGATTACACGGCTGGTGTAAAGATGTCAAAAGACAGTATGGGTATTTATTATGTTGAAGATGTTGTTCGATATCAAAAACGAACAGAAGGTGTTTTAAAAGAAATTATCAATACTGCAAGGCAAGATGGTGAAGACACTATTGTGACTATTCCATTAGATCCTGCAGCAGCAGGTAAAGTTGCGGCTAATTTCTATTGTAAAACATTGGCTGAACACGGTATTTATGCTAGAAAAATGCAAGTGACAGGACACAGTAGTAAATTAGTAAGGTTTAAACCTCTTTGTGCTCTAGCTGAAAGTGGAAGCCTTAAAATTGTCAAAGGTGATTGGAATGAAGACTTTCTATCTGAATTAGAAAAATTCACTGGAGAACGTTCTAATACTAGAGACTCCAAAGATGATCAAGTAGATGCTGCAAGTGATGCTTTTGCAACATTGGCAAAATCTGTGAGTATTCCTACTGTTCAAATACCAAGTTTAACACAACCATCTCCAATTGTGACATATTAATTAAAAATAATGTTACAAAGGTATTGACAAATAACAATTTTTGTGGTATAATCGCCACTAATTATAAAGGAGCTATACATGCCTAAAGCAAAAGGTAATGCTTCTGCAGCGGCTATGAAGCCAGATGAAGGCAATGTCATCCCAAGAATGCGTCTCAGCAATGAGCAAGGTTTTATTGGTTTAAGAACTTCCAATGGGCGTATTCTTGAGGAAACTCAAAGAGCTTTCAGATTTCCTGCTTTCATTAAAACAGTTAATGAAATGCGCAATAATCCTACAGTTGGTGCAGCACTAAACGTGTATCACTTCCTCATGTCGAGGGTTAATTGGGAAGTAATCCCACCTGCAGATGCCACAGACATTGAAAAAGAACGTGCAAAACTTATCAATTCCATGCTTCATGACATGGATCATTCTTGGGAAGATTTTATTAGCACAGTTATTCCTTATTTAGAATATGGTTTTGCCATTAATGAGATTGTACTACGCAGACGATTAAAAGTCAATGGTAGTAAGTATAATGATG